CAGATATCCTCAATTCTGAGTGGCAGATTACGACGGTCATTAACTCCAGCTCCTACACCATTACCGCTCCTGTTAACGCTGATGCTAGTGACACAGGCAATGGAGGCGCTTCTGTAGTGGGTGCTTATCAAATTAACGTGGGATCAGACGTTACGCTTTTTGATTACGGGTGGGGCACAGGCGCATGGGGAGCAGGTACGTGGGGAACCGCCAGAACTACCTCTGAAGTAGATGCTTTAGCCTCACGCTCTTGGCAGCTGGATAATTATGGTGAAGACCTTGTTTTGCAGCTAGTCAACGGGCCGATCTATCAGTGGAGCCCAACTACTGACGGGGTAGGAGGAAGAGCTTCAGTTATTTCAGGAGCGCCTACAGCAAGCACTTTTGCCTTAATATCAAGCCCAGACAGGCATCTGGTGTGTTTTGGCACCGAGACAACTGTCGGAGACCCTACCACGCAGGACCCAATGTTTGTGCGGTTCTCTGATCAGGAAAATATAGGCACTTTTGCAGAAAGCGCGATAAATACCGCAGGTGGTCAAAGGTTGTCGGACGGTACAGAGATTATCACCGCTATCAGGTCCAGAGGTCAGATACTGATTCTGACCGACACATCTCTGCATGGCATGCAATACATTGGGCCCCCGTATACGTTTGGTTTTCAGCAACTGGCAGCTAACTGCGGCTGTCAGGGTCCGCATGCTGCGGTTGACGTAAACGGCCTAGCTTTCTGGATGGGTAAAGAGGCCTTTTATGTGTTTGACGGAACGGTTAAGAAGTTGGCCTGCACCGTGCAAGATCACGTATTTAGCAATATAAACCTTGTTCAAAAGACCAAGGTTTTTGCTGCTTTGAACACTGATTTCAACGAAATCACGTGGTTTTACTGTAGTCTTGGAAGTGACTTTATCGATAAATGTGTGAGCTTCAACTACTTAGAAAACGTCTGGTCCATAGGGACCCTGCCAAGAACTACGTGGCAAGATGTGGGTGTCTATGAAAAACCTGTTGCAGCGGAATATTTTCCTAATAGCACAGCAAGCACCATTAACACAATCTATGGCCTTACTGCTGGTCGAACCTTGGTTTACAACCAAGAGGATGGGTACAACCAAGCGGATGGAACTGCTATTTCCGCCTTTATTGAGTCTGGATACTTTGACATCGGTGAGGGCGACAATATGGTCCTGATGCGTCGGTTCATACCAGATTTTAAAGATCAGCAGGGTGACGTAACAGTAAACGTCTATCTGAGGCCCTATCCTCAGGCAGATGCGACGCCCAGCTCTCTCGATCCCTACACGGTCAGTCCGACGACGCAAAAGGTAGATACTCGTGCGAGAGGAAGGCAGATATCATTAAAAATGACCAGTAGTGATGTAGACAGTTGGTGGAGGTACGGCACGTTACGTGTTGATGTGCAGCCGGACGGTCTCAGATGAGCAAAATACAAAATGTTAGACTGCCTAATGCTGTCGCCAATGAGTACAGCCCAGAACAGTTTAACCAGCTGGTGCGCTCCCTTGAGCAGGTAATTTTTCAGCTAAACACCACATATACGCCGATAACCACTGAAAACCTAGTCATAGCAAATACGTGGTTTGAATCGAGAGGAGACGAGACCTTGACTGGCCCAATTTCAACATATCCGTCTGGACCCGCAGGTGATGCGTTCGGACGCATGCGGACCAGTCAGCCCGTTACACTTTTTGATAGCCAAAGCCGTTATCAGGACTCTGGTAATTTTGATACTTCAACATCAGGCAGTGGTACTACCAGTTATAGTGCGGATGCCAGCACTACGTCCTTGACGGTCACCGCAACTTCAGGTGATGAGGTTATTCGAGAAACCTTGAAGGTTTTTCCGTATCAGCCGGGTAAAAGTCTGCTGGTAATGAACACCTTTGTGTTTGATGCAGCCAAGACCAATCTTCGTCAGCGAGTAGGCTACTTCGGGTCCGAAAACGGTGCCTATCTGGAACAGGACGATGACACTGTTTATATGGTCATGAGAAGCGATGTCACGGGCTCTGTAGTCAACACTCGGGTCGCTCAGTCCAGTTGGAACGGCGACACCTTTGACGGCAATGGGGCCAGCGGGATTACGCTTGATCTAACGAAATCCCAGATTCTGTGGCAGGACTTTGAGTGGCTTGGCGTGGGCTCAGTGCGTTGCGGGTTTGTTATCGACGGTCAGCTGATCGTGGCTCATACTTTTCATAACGCAAACCTCAATGCTTCGGTGTACATGACGACAGCGATTCTGCCCATTCGGTATGAAATAACCGCTACAGGCACCGTGGCTTCTGGCTCTACGCTAAAACAAATATGCTCGACAGTTATCTCAGAGGGAGGCTACCAAGAAAAGGCGGCTAAACAGGTGGCCAGAATGACCTCTGACACTACCGTCGGAACCAGCTTTGAACCGCTGGTGACTATAAGACTGGCTTCTGACAGACTGGATGCGGTTGTTTTGCCTGCGGGCATCCCAGTGTTACCTTCGGGAACAAGTCCAGACAACTATGAGATTGCAATTATCAAGAACGCCACGTTAACTGGGGCGTCCTACAATACAACGGATTTTGCCAATTTTGATTATGACGTTACGGCCACCGCTCTTTCAGGCGGGACGGTTGTGCATGTTGAATATATCAGCGGCACAAATCAGAGCGCCTCAGGTATTGGGACCACTTTTGACTACAATTTTGCATTGCAGCTAGGCAGGACCATTGCGGGCACAAGCGATACACTGACGCTTGCTGCTCGAGTATTTGCGGGCACAAACGACATCATAGGCTCCTTTGAAGTTTATGATCTGACATAGGTGAGGCATGGCTAACCGATATTTACATGATGTCCTGATCCCTAGTGCGGCGACTGAGACAACAATTTACACAGTACCAGACGCAACTACAGCAATAATGCGGTCTCTGCGTGTAACGAATGCCAATACCTCCAATGCCTCTATTACGGTAACTCAGTACAATTCAGGCAGTGGAACAACTCATTATCTGTTAAAAAACAAGGCCTTAGCCTCAAATACAACTGTAGACGTATTTAATGGGGTGCCTTGTGTTGTTGAAGAAGGCGATATCGTGAAAGTCACGTCAACCGTGGCCACAGTACACTTTTATCTGTCCTACCTTGAGGTGGACAGGAATTGAGAAACAATTGATAATGTAACAACTTCGCATCTCCCGATGCGCGACCCCCTGTGGGTCTTTTTCACTATTGACAGGTGCAATACATGGCAGAAGCGATGTCGGGAGCAGCGATGGGACTCCCTCAAGAACAAAATCCAGTCGATCAGCTGACACCAGAAAATCTGGCTGCTTTCGAGCAACTGCGCCAGCAAGTCTCGCCCCAAGAATTTAACAAGGACCTTCTTGATACAGCTTCAGAAGCTGATCCTCAGGCCGTTGCTGAATTTAAAGCGGAACTACGTGGTCTTGAGCTTCCTCCAGAAGCCATGGACGCGCTTAATCAGATGGTCGATGAAATATTAGCGTCCCCACAAGACTATCCGCAAATCAGAGAAAAGTATCTGGCACAGGATATCCCTGAGGACCTGCTTCCTCCTGTATTTGATCCAGAATTCTTTGCTGCCCTGAACATGGCAGTTGATGAGATACGAGCTTCTTCTCCTGCTCCACAACCTGAGCCACAGAACTTTGCCCGTGGCGGAATCGCTGAACTTAAGCCTATTGCAGCGGCCATGGCCCAACAAGGTCGTTACGGCGACACGATGCTGGCCCATATTTCACCACGTGAGGCCATGGTTTTGCGTCGTATGGGCGGTAGCGGCACAGTCAATCCTGTAACTGGCTTGCCTGAGTTCTTCCTTAAAAAGCTCTTCAAGGGTGTTGGCAAAGTCTTCAAAAAGATTGGTAGCGCGGTCAAGAAGTTTGCCAGCTCTACTGTCGGTCGGATTGTCACTTCTATTGCTCTGGGCTTCTTTTTGGGTCCAGCAGCTGCATCTTTTCTTGGGGTTACGTCCTCAGTAGGCGTAGCAGCAGTGTCAGGCTTTGTGGGCGGTGCAGGCTCCACGCTTGCCGCAGGGGGAAATCTGAAAGATGCTCTCAAGACAGGTGCTATCGGTGGTTTGACCGCAGGCGCAATCGGTGGCGTAGCAGGCGGTGCAGAAGCCTTTCAGGCTGGGAGCTATCAAGGCGCAACTACAATTAGCGGTCAGGTAGAGAAAGCGCGTGACTTCTTTACTGGCGCAGGCAAAGAGGGGGCGCTCCCTGACGTAGGCGAGTCCGCAACTGAAGCAGTCAGAGGGGACGTAGTGGGGGGCACCGAGGGTGTTTCTAAGGTCTACACTCCTGAAATGGTGGATACAGCAGGCATAACACGGGCCCCTATGCAACAGGTTGGAGCACAGGCTTTTCCTGCCCAGCCCAACAACTTAGCTGGAATTACGCGAACTCCACTGCCTCCTTCTCAGGCTCCGGCTCCGGTTGTAGCAGGCGAAAGAACCGCTGCACAACAGGCCGCAGTAGACAGAGCCACAGCAGCCAGAGCGGCTGCTCCAACAGCTCAAGGCGTGGCCAGTCTACCTACTGAAGGTGCGGCTGTCTCAACCCAAGGGCCGATGGCAGATTTGTTAACACCGACAGCCAAAGATTTCAGGTTCTACGAGGCTGGAAGAGGAGCCGCAGGTGAAGTAATCCCTAAGCCTAACTTCCTGAGCCGAGTGACAGATCCGATTAAAGATTTCCTGAGTCCAAAGGCCAGAGCGGCAGTGGGACAGGAAAGGGCTTTGACACAGGCCGCAGACAAGTTTTACGGAGGCTCTCGTGCTGCCTTAGATGAAGCAATTCGGTCTAATGCGGTCCCTGACGTGGTGACTGACTTTATATCCCAAAACTCAGGCGGAATGCTTTACAAGTACGGCCCCTTGGCTGCTGCTGGGCTTGGCGTGATGAGCCTTCTTGATAAAGAGGAAGAGGGCAGCGTTCCAGCAGGATGGGAAGACTTTGCAGCTGGA